GAACAGCTAACTGAAGATCAAGCTAACCAATTGTTTGAAATGGTTGGTGGTGAACAAGCATACAAATCAATGCTTAGTTGGGCAGGTCAAAGTTTAGATAAAGCTGAAGTTGAGATGTATGATTCTGTAATGGCTAGCGGTAATGCTAACTCTATTTACTTTGCTGTACAAGCATTGAATAATAAATATAGTGATGCTGTTGGTAATGACGGACAACTCTTAACTGGTAAACGTTCTGCTGCACAACAAGATGCTCAGTTCCGTAGCCAACAAGAACTTGTTGCAGCAATGAATGACCCACGTTATGATAATGATCCTGCTTTTAGGGATGATGTTATGCGTAAACTAACTAACTCTGATATCGAATTCTAATGACTGTTACCACCAACGATCGCGGACAGCAAAACCTTTTTGCTAAAGAACCTACAATGGAGATTATTGAAGTGAACGAAACACATGACAAAAAAGCAGAACGTCTTAATGGTCGTTTGGCTATGCTAGGTGTAATCGCTGCTATGGGCAGCTATGTAATGACTGGACAACTTATCCCTGGAGTATGGTAATGCCACAAGGTAAAGGAACTTACGGATCACAAAAAGGTAGACCACCTATGAAAGGTACAAAGAAAGGTACTAAAAAGTAATGGCTAAACGAGGTCTCTACGCTAACATCCACGCAAAGAAAATGCGTATCGCAAAAGGCTCAGGTGAAAGTATGCGTAAGCCAGGTAGCAAAGGTGCTCCTACTGCTGCCAACTTTAAACGAGCTGCTAAAACTGCTAAAAAATCATGATTGAATGCCCACAATGTACTGCGCCTCAGCAGTACGTTCTAGAACAACTACAGACTTCTGCTGGTGTTAAAGACCGTACAGCACTAGCGGTCATTATGGGTAACATCCAACAAGAATCTAACTTTAAACCTAACGTTTGCGAAGGTGGTGATATCATTCCTTATGATCGCTGTCTTCGTGGTGGGTATGGTTTGATTCAATGGACATCCATTAATAGGTACAATGGTCTTGGCAGCCACTGTACCGAACGCAACGAAGATCCTAGTGGTCTTAAATGTCAAACAGATTACATGATACATGAGATGAGGTTTAGAAAAGATCTTTATGCTTTTCAAACTAATCATCAAACAGTACCTTATTACATGAATGCTGCATACTACTGGTTAGGCTGGGGTATTCACGGTAATCGTACAAAACATACTTATTCTTTTTTAACTAAATTACAATGAAAATTTTTGCTATCCTCCCTGCCGTAGCTTTCCTTGCTACCCCTGCAATTGCTGGTCCTTACGCTAACGTTGAGACACAATCTAAGTTTGCTGGATCTGATTATTCTAAAACTTCTACTGACTTCTTCTTGGGTTACGAAGGTGAAGCTGGTACTCTAGATTACTTTATTGAAGGTGGTCCTAGTATGACTACTGTTGATGGTGGCGAGACTGATACGATCCCTGCTGGAAAGGTTGGCCTTTCTGTTAAAGCTTCAGAGAGACTTAAAGTATACGGAGAACTATCTGCAAGCTTTGATGAAGTAAATGATTACGGTACTAAGGTCGGCGTCAAATATAATTTTTAATAGCTAAATAGATTTAACGGGAGGTGCAATTCCTCCCCACTACGCGGGCGTAGTTTAGTGGTAAAATCTCATCCTTCCAAGTTGATGATGCGGGTTCGATTCCCGCCTCCCGCTTACGGGGTGTGGCGCAGTTTGGTAGCGCGCTTGCTTTGGGAGCAAGATGTCGTGGGTTCAAATCCTGCCACCCCGATTAGACAGCCAAGTCTGAAAAATGGTCTTACTTAATCGCTTCATTGGCGATGCTTAATCGCTTCATAAACATGCACTATTATTTAAATGGCTACGTCTACAATCTCGCTACAACAACAAAAGAATACTTGGAACAACTTCTGTGACTGGGTAACCAGTACTAACAACCGACTGTACGTTGGTTGGTTCGGAGTCTTGATGGTTCCAACATTACTAGCAGCTACAGCCTGCTTTATCATTGCATTTATCGCCGCACCCCCAGTAGACATCGATGGAATCAGAGAACCAGTCGCAGGATCATTACTCTATGGAAACAACATCATCTCCGGAGCAGTCGTCCCATCTTCAAACGCCATCGGTCTACATTTCTACCCCATCTGGGAAGCTGCAACTCTTGATGAGTGGCTCTATAACGGTGGACCTTTCCAACTTGTCGTCTTCCACTTCCTCATTGGTGTGTACGCATATATGGGAAGAGAATGGGAACTTAGTTATCGCCTTGGAATGAGGCCCTGGATCTTTGTCGCATATTCTGCTCCAGTTGCTGCGGCGTCCGCAGTATTTCTTGTCTACCCCTTTGGTCAAGGCTCGTTTAGCGATGCTATGCCTTTGGGTATTTCAGGAACCTTCAACTACATGTTGGTGTTCCAAGCCGAACATAACATTCTCATGCACCCCTTCCACATGCTCGGTGTTGCTGGAGTTTTTGGTGGGTCGTTATTCAGTGCTATGCACGGCTCGCTTGTTACGTCCTCACTTGTCCGTGAGACTACTGAAACGGAGAGTCAAAACTATGGTTACAAATTTGGTCAAGAAGAAGAAACGTACAATATTGTTGCTGCTCATGGCTATTTCGGTAGGCTTATCTTTCAGTACGCATCTTTTAATAATAGCAGGAGCCTTCATTTCTTCTTGGCAGCTTGGCCTGTTGTCGGCATCTGGTTTACTGCTCTTGGTGTTAGCACTATGGCGTTCAACCTAAATGGATTCAACTTCAACC